CATTTCTTCTTCTAATGGTGGATCTTTAGTTAATTTCGGTGCAGGAGAAAAAGTCGTCTTTTCAACACAACCTGCTAGTAAAACTTTTATTTTATCAAGTGACAACACTGCTGTTATTTCTAATATTAATGCATCTACATTAACCGCAGGAACTGTTAATGATGCAAGACTTTCTGCTAATGTCACTTTAAACAACGCTTCCACAATTTCGACAGGAACTCTTGCTCAAGCAAGACTTGCAAATTCTAGTATTACTATTAATGGAACAGGAGTTGCTTTAGGTGGCTCCATAAACGTCGGTGATATTACAGGTGTCACTGCGGGTGATGGTTTAACAGGCGGAGGAACCACAGGTGCGGTAACTCTTAATGTCGGAGCCGGGACAGGTATTGATGTAACCGCAGACGCTGTTGCTGTCGATGTATCTGATTTTATGACCAATGGTGCTAACAATCGAATCGTGACTGCAACAGGCACCGATGGAATGAATGCCGAAACAAATTTAACTTTTGATGGATCGACTTTAGCAGTTACTGGTGGTGCTACTTTCACAGCCAATGTTGCCTTAGGAGATTTAGATCATATCTTAATGGGGCCAACAGGCGAATATCAAATTTATCACGATCATGCGAATGGTGTATCTGTTATCAAAGATGCCGATGTGGGTGGAAAGATTAATGTTGAAGCAGATAATATAGATTTAACAGGTCCTGTTGTTGCTTCTTCTACTGTTAACGCTGCAACCTTTAATGGTTCAGGTGCAGGTCTGACAACATTAAATGCAAGTAATTTGTCCTCAGGCACATTACCTAATGCAAGACTTTCCGCTGTTCCTAATTCAGCTTTAGATAATTCTTCTATCACGATTAACGGTACAGGCGTATCGCTCGGTGGTTCTATAAGTGTTGGAGACATTACAGGAGTTACCGCAGGTTCAGGTTTAACAGGTGGAGGAACTACAGGTGCAGTCACATTAAACGTGGGGGCAGGCACAGGTATTGACGTTTCAGCAGATGCAGTCGCTGTTGATGTTTCTGATTTTATGACTAACGGTGTAAATAACCGAGTTTTAACTGCCACAGGTGCAGATGCAATGAATGCTGAAGCTAATATGACTTTTGACGGATCTGTTTTATCTGTCACAGGAAATGTAAATGCTTCTTCTACTTTTAATGGTTCAGGTGCAGGATTAACGAGCATTCCAAACGGAGCTTTAGACAACTCACAGATTACTATCAATGGCACAGGCGTATCGCTCGGTGGTTCCATTAACGTAGGAGATATCACAGGCGTTACTGCTGGTGATGGTTTGACAGGGGGAGGCACAACAGGTGCAGTTACTTTAAACGTTGGTGCGGGTACTTTAATTGATGTTGCCGCAGATACAGTTTCAGTCGATTTATCAGAATTGACTACATCCACTTCTGATGCTGACGGAGATTTTTTCTGTGTTGTTGATTCAGTCAATGCACAAAAGAAATTGACAAAAGGAAATATTAATCTTTCAGGATTTAATAATGATGCAGGTTTTTCAACTACCACAGGAACTGTAACTTCAGTTGGAGTAACCGCAGGTTCAGGATTAACTGGTGGCGGAACAATAACTACTTCAGGAACAGTCACATTAAACGTGGGTGCCGGAACAGGTATCGATGTAGCTGCTGACACAGTTTCCGTTGACGTATCAGACTTTATGACCAATGGTTCGAACAACAGAGTTCTAACAGCCACTGGCACGGATGCAATGAACGCTGAGGCCAACATGACTTTTGATGGCTCAACTTTAGCAGTCACAGGTGGTGCAACCTTTACTGCTAATGTATCATTAGGGGATAATGATTATATAAGATTAGGTGCTTCACAGGATTTACTTATTTATCATGACGCTTCCAACTCTATTGTAAGAGATAATGGAACAGGAGATTTAGTTCTTGGAGGCAACAATGTACTAATTCGTAATGGTGGTTTAACAGAAACCTACATAGACTGTAACGTAAATGGTTCAGTAGATTTATACTATGACAACGCAATCAAATTAGCCACTACATCCGGTGGTATCGCAGTCACAGGTGCAATAACAGCAACAGGGGATATCACAGCGTTCTTTACTTCTGATGAAACTCTAAAAACAAATATCGAAAATATTAAAAACCCAATGGAAAAGGTAGCACAGTTAAATGGTGTTTCTTATAATTGGACAGAAGAAGCTCAAGCCAAATACGATCACTTAAATGGTGATAAAGAGATTGGTGTCATTGCTCAACAAGTAGAAAAAGTTTTACCTGAAATGGTCGGTACACGTGATGACGGAACGAAAGCAGTTCGTTACGAGAGAATGTGTGCCTTATTAATTGAATGTGTCAAAGATTTACAAAATCAAGTCAATGAATTAAAAGGAGTTAAATAATGGCATCAACATATTCTAATAGCTTAGTTCTTGAACTAATGGAAACAGGTGCCAATGCGAACACTTGGGGCAATAATACCAATACGAATCTAGAAACCGTTGATGCTTTTACAGCAGGATACTTATCAAAATCTGTTGCAGGATCTACAAATGTTACTTTAACAACCAGTGCGACTACAGATCCAACTGTAGAATCAGCAAACAAAGTTTTGGATTTAAATGGAACACTAACAGGTAATATTACTGTTTTTGTTCCTCAAAAAGAAAATAACTATCTTGTTTATAACAATACATCTGGTTCCTTTACTTTAGACGTAGCTGCTACGGGTGGCACAGGTGTTCAAATAGATCAAGGTAAATACGAATGGATTTACTGTGATGGTACGAATGTTGCTAAAGCAGAATTAGGAACATCTAACGCTTCCGAATTATCGTCTGGAACTTTAGCGGATGCAAGGTTATCTGCCAATGTGACTTTAAATAATGCTTCTACTATCAGTGCAGGTACTTTAGATGATGCACGTTTGACAGCCAATGTCACACTTAATAATGCCTCTACTATTTCAACGGGAACATTAGATATAGCAAGATTAGGAACAACAGCAGATCCACAGTTTAATTCTATTGGAGTAGGAACTACTGCATCTGCAACAACAGGTCAAATTAGAGCAACAGATGATATCACGGCTTTTTATTCTTCTGATGTAGCTTTAAAAGAAAATATTCATAACATACCTTCTGCATCTGAAAAGATTGAACAACTAAATGGAGTGCTTTTTGATTGGAAACAAGAATATATTGATAATAATGGTGGTGAAGATGGTTATTTTGTTCGCAAATCAGATGTTGGAGTCATTGCACAAGACGTAGAAAAAGTTTTACCTGAGATAGTAGGCACAAGACCAAACGGTATTAAAGCTGTAAAATATGACAGGTTATGTGCTTTATTAATTGAAGGATTTAAAGAAATGAAACAAGAGATAAAACAATTAAAGGAGTCTAAATAATGACTACACCTACAGGTCAAATTAGTCTTGACGACGTTAATATCGAATTAGGAATAGCACCTGGTACTCAAATTAATATGAATGCTGCTCCTGTTCGTGGGCTAGCAGGCGTTCCCACAGGACAAATTGCAATGTCCAATCTACAAGGAAAATCTAATGCTGCTTATGTAGCGGCAACAGGCGGAACTATAACCACTTCAGGTGATTATAAAATTCACACTTTTGACTCTGACTCTACATTTGTAGTCACGGATGCTGGCAATGCCGCAGGATCAAATTCTGTTGAATACGTGGTTGTTGCCGGAGGAGGTGGCGGTGGCGGTGTAAGAGGCGGTGGTGGCGGTGGCGGTGGACAACTGTCTAACTACCCAAGTCCAGCAACTGGTGGAATCCCTGTAAGCGTTACAACTTATCCAATAACAGTCGGTGGTGGCGGTGCAAATGGATTTTCTACTACTAACGGTAGTAATGGATCAGATTCTGTTTTCAGCACTATAACAAGTAATGGTGGTGGTGGCGGTGCAAGTAACCAAAATTCTGGCCTTCCTGGTGGTTCTGGAGGAGGGGGTGCTGCTAATGGCCAACAAAATAGAGGAGGAGGAGCAGGTAATACTCCAGCTAAATCAGCTCCAGCAACACCTGTGCAAGGCTTTAATGGTGGCAGTAGTATTATTTTTACTGGTGCTGGAGGAGGGGGCGGAAGTGGACAACTTGGTGGCGGTGCTACTCCCCCTGGAACTAACCCCTATACAGGCGGAGTTGGAGGAGATGGTAGAGCAATTTCAATAACAGGATCTCCTGTCGCAAGAGGCGGCGGAGGAAGTGGCAGTGGAAGTGGAGCTAGGTCACCTGGAGGAGATGGCGGTGGAGGTGAAGGTGGAACTCCTAGTAATGGTACAGGTACTCAAGGTGGAACAAATACCGGTGGCGGTGGCGGCGGAGGTCATATCAGCCCAAATATTGGTGGTTCTGGTGGTTCTGGTCGAATAATAATAAGGTATAAATTTCAATAATGGCACATTTTGTAAAATTAAATTCTGATAATATTGTTCTTGCAATAAGCACTGTAGATAACGACATTCTTCTTGACGAAAATGGAATCGAACAAGAATCAAAAGGAGTTTCTTTTTTACAAGAAATTCATGGGTGGTTAGATTGGAAACAAACTTCTTATAATACAAGTAAAGGCAAATATTATGTAGATGGTATATTAGGAGAAGATCAAACAAAAGCATTTAGAAAAAATTATGCAGGTATTGGGTTTAAGTATGATTCCGTTAGGGATGCTTTTATACCTCCTCAACCTTACGCATCTTGGACTTTAAATGAAACCACTTGTCATTGGGAGGCTCCTGTGACTTACCCTTCGATTGTCGAAGACTATCTTGTTGATTGGGATGAAATTAATCAAAGATGGACTGCTACTGATATAGATAATAACAACTTTATATGGAATTCAACTACACTTTCTTGGGATGCTTCTTAACTCCTAAATGAAAAATAAAAAAACACTAAATTATCAATTTGTTATTTGGGACTATTTCCCAGTATCACAGTCTTTAGTTGATTATGATAAAGTAAAACTTAATGCTTTAAAAAACTATTGGGGAAATTACAGGCAATCTTACGATATTGATGACTGGAGATACAATTATTTTAATCTATCCGATGATAAAAATATTAGTTGGATAATTGATTACATTAGAGATTCTTATAACCTAATATCAACAAAAAATACTCTAAGACCAAGTAGCAGAAGATGTATGGTTCTTTCTCAAAATGAAAGTATTAATTCACATAATCATATTGATCCTTATGATTTACTAAATTCTCCCATAATGTCAGGAATATTTACTTCCCAAATAGGAAAAAATGAGGTAAATTTAGTTATAGAATATGAGACAGGAAGATTAAAATCTCAAAAAATGAGAATTCCAATGGAAACAAATAAAATAATTTTATTTAATTCTGAGTTAAATCACTATTACGAGGCTAATAATAACAAAGAACCTTTAATAAATATTTGTTTTAGTTTTTCTAAATAATGAACTTAGATAATTATTTTTATATTTTTGAAAATGCATTACCTAATAAATTTTGTAACGACTTAATTGATTATGGAGAGCAACAAACAACAGAAATAGCAATAACAGGGGATTATGAAGGAAAAGATTCTCTTAAAGACTTAGCTAAACTTTATAAAACAAGAAACTCATCGATTGTATGGATGAATGAACCTTGGATTTTTAGACAAATTCATCCTTATATTAATGAAGCCAATAAAAAATGTAATTGGAATTTTGATTGGGAATTTTCTGAATCTGCACAGTGGACAAAATACTCTAAGTCACAACACTATACTTGGCATCAAGATGCGTTTAGTAAACCTTTCAATAAACCTCGTTCTCAAGAGCATGGACTTATAAGAAAAATTTCTGTTACGGTATCTTTAGAAGATGGAAATACTTACGAAGGAGGAGACTTAGAATTTTCTATACTAAGTCCTCGTTATGAGGACAATAAAACAATTACGGCTAAAGAAGCTAGAACAAAAGGAACAATTACCGTGTTTCCTTCTTTTGTTTGGCATCGAGTTACTCCAGTTACTCAAGGAACTCGATATTCTTTGGTTGTTTGGAATTTAGGTTTTCCATATAAATAGGAGATAAAATGAAAAATAAAAAGAAAGAACCCATATCCAAATTTTTTAAAGAAAATAATTATATTGTTGTGACTGGAGCTGTTCCTCCTGAACTAATTAATTTTATTTATATTTATTTTCAAAATAAAAGAACAGCAGCTAACTACCTTTATCAAAATAAACTTATATCACCTTATGATGAAACATGGGGAACTTGGGCAGATACTCAAATTCCAAACACTTATTCGCATTATGCTGATCCTGTAATGGAAACTTTAATGTTGAAGCAATTACCTATTATGAATCAAGTGACAGGTCTAGAATTACTACCAACTTATACATACGCTAGAATTTATAAAAATGGGGATACTTTAAAAAGACATAAGGATAGGCCATCTTGTGAGATATCTTGCACCATTAATTTAGGAGGAGATGCGTGGCCAATTTTTCTAGAACCATCTGGAGATGAAGGAACAAAAGGAGTTCAAGTTGATTTAAAGCCAGGGGATATGTTGGCTTATCGAGGAACTCATGTAGAGCATTGGAGAGATCCCTTTCAAGGATATGATTGTGGTCAAGTTTTTTGTCACTACAATGACTCAAACGGACAATTTAAAGACAGTAATAAGTTTGATAAAAGACCTATGCTATGTCTTCCAAGTTATGTTAGGAGTGAGATATGATTAAACCAGAAGAACTAAAAAATAAGAATTTTAAAATATTTTTAGGTATGCCAATGTATGGTGGGATGTTGACCGAGAACACTATGCATGGATTATTACAATTACAACAATGGTCCATGGCCCGTGGTGTAGGATTACGAATGCAATCAATGGGTAATGAAAGTCTCATTACCAGAGCAAGAAACACTATTGTTTCGATGATGATGGATGCTACCGACTATGTGGCTACTCATTTATTATTTATTGATTCGGATATCGGATTTCAAGCTCAAAACATAGAACGCATGCTTTGTTTTGATAAAGATGTAGTCTGTGGTATTTACCCAAGAAAACATATTCATTTTGAAAAAGTTCCTGAACTTGTTAAAGCAAATCCAAATATCACTGCTGATGAATTAGAAGTAAAGACACTAGGGTATAATCTTAATTTTGATGATCCTCAAAACGTGCAAATGGAAAATGGTTTTTGTAAAGTACAAGAAGCAGCAACAGGGATGATGTTGGTTAAAAGAGAAGTCTTTCGCACCATGATGAAAAAGTTTCCAGAACGTAAATATCAATCTGATCAAATCATTAATGGGAAGCACTTTAGTTCTGATAATTGCTATGATTTATTTTGTGCTGGTATCTATGAAACAAGTCCAGGAAAGAAAAGATACTTATCGGAAGACTATTACTTTTCCAGACTATGGTTAGAATGTGGTGGTGATATCTGGGCAGATATAGCGATGCCATTAACTCACTTTGGAAATAGAGCTTTTAAAGGTCATGTTGGCTCTTTATTTGCTAAAAAAGATTAATAAGTAGTGAAATCTTTTATAAATACACATTTTAATTTTTTTCCTTTTATACACGACACATACACATTTTGTAAAAACATAGAGCTTTTTCCTTATAATAAATCTCTTAATCAAAATAAATGGCCAGGTTTGAGAAGTTTAGAAATTTCACAAACGGAACCTTTTCTTTTTTTAAATATTTTAGAACAAGCTCAAAACAAACTAGGTCTAAAAATAGAACTTTATGAGAATATCTCTGCATTTGTTCATTTAAGAACTAAAAAGGATGATGCACTAGATTGGATACATAAAGATCAATGTGACACTATTCTTGTCTACCTATCTGAATCAAACTTAAATTCTGGAACTACCTTTTATACAGACCAAGAAGAGATAATATTGGATCTTCGGTTTTTGCAAAATGCTTCTGTTTTCTTCGATGGTACTATATCGCATAAATCTAGGTTAAATTATGGTAATTCTTTAGAAAACAGTAGGATGACTTTGAACATTTTTTGTTACAAAAAATAGAAATGATTAGAACAACCGTTATTGCTAACGAGCAAATGTCTTTAAACGCTGTTTATAGATTTGAGAATTTTCTTGAAGAAGATTATTTAAATTTATTAACCGAAAAAACAGAAGAACTAACACTTACTGATTTTCAACAGAGAAAAACAAACGTAAAAGCAAATATGACGGAATATGATAAACTATTGTATGTTGAGGAGTATCAGCATTTTATACAAAAATCTATTCAATTTTTAGATTTTATTATGAGAATACGAGGAGGCACAAGAGAAGGATGGGAGTATATTATGGATGATTTTTGGGGAATGAGGCATCAAAAAGGAGACAACACAATTAGGCATAGACATCTGCCTGCTCATTGGTCTGGTTCTTTTTACTTAAAAGTTCCTGGAGACACCAAGATGTATTTTCCCGAGTTTGACTTTGTTGATACTTTAAAAGAAAATACTCTTTATTTGTTTCCGGCTTTTGTTGATCATCTCACCTCTATTCAAGATTACGAAGAAAACAGGATTTCTATAGCGTTTAATGTAAGTTTGAATAAAATTTCTTAAATAATAAATCTCTTTTTAAAGGTCTAAAATATAGTATATTGGCACAATGCCCTTAACTAATTTTACAATAAAACCAGGCATTAATAAAGAAGTTACCGATTACACCGGTCAAGGACAATGGGTTGACTCGGATAATGTACGCTTTTTTAATGGCCTCCCTCAAAAAATCAAAGGTTGGGACAAGTTTGTTGATACCACGATTGTGGGTGTCGTACGAGATCAACATGCTTGGATTGCGTTAGATGGCACGAGGTATGATGCCTTTGGTACCGATAGAAAATTATATGTCTATGAAGAAGGATTAGTTTTTGACATTACTCCTATCAGAGCAACTGAAGCTTTAACCGATCCTTTTACGACTAACAGCACAGCGACTGTTTTAGTCACTGATGCAGGACATGGATGTGAGGTAGGTAGTTTTGTTACCTTTGATTCTTTTTCTACGATTGATGGTTTAGACATGAATCAAGAATTTGAAGTGACGACTGTTGTTAATACTTCTGCTTATACCGTGACTCATACATCAAATGCTAGTGGTTCAACAGCAGGGGGTGGTGGAACAGGTAATGCAGAATATCAAATTAATCCTGGCCCTAGCTTCTCGACTTCTGCTTATGGTTGGGGAACTGGTGAATGGGATGTAGCAAGAGCAGGTGGTTTAGGATGGGGTGTGCCTTCTTCTCCTGACACCGCAGGAAATGTAACCTTAGAGGCAAGACAGTGGTCACTCGATAACTTTGGTGAAGATTTAATTGCGACTCAATTAAATGGTGGTACTTATCGTTGGGATACCTCTGTTGGTACAGGAACAAGAGCTGCGATTGTAGCGAACGCTCCGACAACTTCACGACTCAGTTTAGTTTCCTCACCAGACAGACATTTAATTTTATTTGGAACAGAAACCATTATAGGTGATCCTGCAAAACAAGATGATTTATTTCTTCGATTCTCGGATCAAGAAGATATTAACAACTATACTCCAACAGCGGAGAATACCGCAGGTTCACTTCGAATTGCCGACGGATCACGGATCATTGCTGCTGAACGCTCAAGAGGTCAAACATTAGTATGGACAGATACTTCTCTTCACTCTTTACAATTTATTGGTCCACCCTTTACTTTTGGTTTACGACAACTCGGTCAGAACTGTGGAATTATTGGTCAACATGCAGGCATTGATTTAAATGGTAATAGCTTTTGGATGTCTCAAGATTCTTTCTATTTGTTTGATGGTTCGGTGAAAAAACTACCGTGTACTGTCGAACAATTTGTTTTTAATAATTTGAATCAAACCGCTTCGGAGAATGCTTTTGCCGGGCACAATGGTGAGTTTAATGAAATCCTTTGGTTTTATGCTAGAACAGGTTCGGATCAAATCAATGCAATTGTTGCTTATAATTACCAAGAGGGTACTTGGTGGACAGGAACCTTGACTCGTACATCTTGGATTGATCGAGAGACGTATGATAACCCAATAGCTACACAATACCTAGCTAATACAACTGCTAACAATGAAACAATTCTAGGACTAACTTCTGGTGCAACACAAATCTATTTACACGAACAAGGCAATGATGCAGACGGTCAAGCAATGGAAGCTTACTTAAAATCAGGTGCTGTTCAAATAGGACAAGGAGATGATTTCTCTTTTGTCTCTAAATTGATTCCAGATGTTCAAAATCAAAGTGGTACGTTGAATTTAGACTTTGAATTTTTACGATATCCCAATGATGCGAATGCAGTCACTAAATCAACAAGCTTTACATCAGGGACAGAAAAAGTAGACTTACGAGGAAGAGGAAGACAATTCACAGCGAATATTGTATCCAACACAACAGGCACAGCTTGGAGATTAGGGACAATGCGTTTTGATATTCAACCCGATGGTAGAAGATAATGAAACCTTTTGAAATATTACAAGATTGGAAATTAAAACCTTATCAAAAAACAAATTATGATAATATTCATATTTTTTATGGAGACTATAAATATATAAAAATGAAACCTCAGTCTCAAATTACTTTAACACCAGGATTTTTACATTTAATAATTAAACATCCAAATGAATGGGTTATTCAAAAGATTAAATTAGAAGATGATGCTACACTACAAAATGAAACAAATAATATTTTATATTGCACTGTAATTGATTCTTTAATTTCAAATGAGGAAAAACAGTTAAAATTGCATGTAAAAAAAGGATTACCGGGAGAAAATGAACAATGGCTAAATTAACCCTACAAAGATTTCCTGATCCGACACCTGAGTATCAAGCTCAGAACTTTAATGAATTAATTCGTGTTTTAGAGGCGTTGATTCAACAATTAAACACAACCTATACAGTGGACTCCGAAAACAAATCCGAAGCAGAGGCATGGTATTTTAGTCGATGAGCTGTAATAATGTCAATGTAGAACCAACCGTTATTGGTGGTGGAGATGGCTCAAACGCTTATGATGCGTTTGGAAGATTAAGAGTATCTAACCCCTTTACTATTTTTGATAGTACAAATGTAATGTCAAAAAATGATCTCTTTGATGAAGATTTAACTAATAACGGAACTGTTACTTACACATCAAATAAATCTACAGTTAATTTAAATGTAACCACAGCGAGTGGTGATAAAGTCATAAGACAATCAAAAAGAGTGA